GAAAGCCCCGAAAGCCTCGAAAGCCCCGAAAGCCCCGAAAGCCCCGAAAGCCCCGAAAGCCCTGAAAGCCCCGAAAGCCCTGAAAGCCTCGAAAGCCCCGAAAGCCCCGAAAGCCCCGAAAGCCCCGAAGACTATGGACTTATGTAAATCTCGCGAAATGACGGAAGAAATCGAATATAAAATGTCAAACTGTCACCACCCGAACTGGACCTTTTCGATTCGCGATAAGGGGGGTCACCAACGTACCTTGTGCTGTGAGCCTTCCAATAAAAATAAAAAAGCGTATGGGATTTGTGGTGTAACACAGAGACCTGACTGTACATGCCCCCTCCACCGCAACGACACTTATTGGAGAAGGTTATCTTCCTATGCGTTAACAGACAGAACCACTAAAATCAGGGGAGATACTTATTACTTGAAAATGGTTGTAGGTTTGACATCTGTAGAAGATTATCACCGAAACCTGGAAGACAATTTCAGAAGAACATTCGGTGGGTTGATAAATTCTTCGTATATGGAGAAGAGTTATCTGGAATTGGAGAGAGAAGGTATGGTGATTGATGAGATATATCCTCGGTGTGAAGGCAAGGATTTGAAAACCCACTATGAAATTGCTTATTTCCTAGCAAAAGTCTTCCATCATAAAAACACACAACTGTTAATTCGCGACAATAACCACGCCAGAAAACTCGGAGTTGACACGAATAGGTATAAAATGCTCATAAATGGTTCGAAAGGGGGGGCTGTGGAAGACGTGGCAAAAGAAGATTTCAAACTCATCGTTCCAAGTGACAGTGCTATTTCGTATATGTTGGATTTGGTGACTACTTTTTCAGAAAAAGAACCTAAGTTAGAGCTTTGAATTGTAATAAAACTAAGAAAGTATGGAGAGTGTCCAAAAACTCACACATATAGAACACATTCTCAAAAGACCTGACTCATACGTCGGTCCAGTTGATCTAGGAACCGAACCTTACTGGATCCTTGATGGCCAAAAGTTCACTAAGAAGAACTTGAAATACTCCCCAGCCCTCTTGAAAATATTCGACGAAATCCTCGTCAATGCTATCGATCGTAACTCTCTCCATCCCAAACAGGTCAATTCAATCTCCGTATCGATTGATAAGAATGTGGGTTCAGTGACCATCGAGAATAATGGACCACTTGGTGGGATTTCCGTAAAAATGCATGAGAAAGAGGGTCTATGGAACCCTGAACTTGTATTTGGACACCTCCTCACGAGTACGAACTACGACGATACACAAAAAAGAATTGTCGGTGGCCGCAACGGTTACGGTGCCAAGTTGGCAAATATTTACTCTAGTGGTTTCTCCGTGGTCATCAAGGATCACGAGACAAAGCAGATGTACACCCAATCTTGGTCAAAGAATATGACTGTGTGCGACCCACCAAAAATCAAAAAACATTCGGGTGCTACGTCATCCGTCGCCATTACTTTTACCCCTGAATGGAAACGTTTCGGAATGTCCAAAATGGAAGATACCATCTACAAGATTTTCCAGAAACGAGTTTGGGATGCGAACATTTGTACGACACAGAACTGTAAGGTGAAATTCAATGGCGAAGTTCTTCCAAAACAAAACTTTGAGGCTTATGCTAAAATGCATGAAGGTGTTGATCAGGTTGCATCTGTCACCACTGACCGTTGGTCGGTATGCATCGGGCCAGCAGAGAATGGGATGGAACAGGTTTCATTCGTGAATGGTATCTGCACTACGAAAGGTGGCACTCATGTCGATCACGTGGCGAACATTGTCGCTAATGGTATCATTGATGACATGGCGAAGAAGATTAAACTGAAACCTCCACAAGTTAAGAATGCTTTTACGATCTTTGTAAAGGCCACACTCGAAAACCCGAACTTTTCCAGTCAGGTAAAGTCTGAATGTACAACTAAATCCCAACATTTCGGGAGTAAGTTTGAACTACCCAAGACATTCGTTAAGAATGCTCTCAAGACTGGTATCGCTGATGAACTCACAGCACTCTCAAAGTTCAAGGAGATGAAAGAACTCAAGAAGACAGATGGAGCTCGAAAGTCTAAGATTACCGGTATCCCTAAATTAGATGACGCGAATAAGGCTGGTACGGCTCAATCTGGGAAGTGTACACTCATCGTGACTGAGGGTGACTCGGCAAAGACCCTCGCAGTTGCAGGTCTCTCTGTTGTTGGCCGTGATCATTATGGCGTGTTTCCTCTTCGAGGCAAGTGTAAGAATGTGCGCGATGTTTCAGTCGCACAACTTACATCTAACCAGGAGTTCAATGATCTCAAGAAGATCCTCGGACTTCAACAAGGTAAGGAGTATACCGACGTTTCCGAACTTCGGTATGGACGTCTAATGATCATGACAGATGCCGATAATGATGGAAGTCATATCAAGGGTCTCATTCTTAACATGATCCACTACTTCTGGCCCAGCCTTCTAAAGTTGAACTATGTGGTGAGTATGGTGACACCCATCATCAAGGCTTCCAAGGGATCAGAAACGAAATCTTTCTACACCGATTCAGCATTTCGAAACTGGTATGGGGACGGTAAACATGGGTGGCGCATCAAATATTACAAGGGTCTCGGTACTTCTACATCTGTAGAGGCTCGTGAATATTTCAAAAAAATTCAAGAACTCACGGTGAAGTTTGATGTGGATGTGATGACCGATAAATCGATCGTACTCGCATTCGATAAGAAAAAAGCGGATGACAGGAAGACATGGCTTCTCGAAAGTACCGCGAAGAATTCTGGTGATCTTGAAGTACCGTATGGTCATGTCAAGAACCTGGCCATAACCGACTTTGTACACAAGGATCTCGTCAATTTCAGCCTCGCTGACTTGAAGCGGTCTATCGCACATATGGCTGACGGACTTAAACCTTCACAGCGGAAAGTTATGTTCTCATGTTTTCAGAAGAACCTAACCACCGAAATGAAAGTGGCACAACTGGCCGCGTATGTCGCTGAAAAGAGTTCTTACCATCACGGCGAAGTTTCTCTCGCGGAAACGATCGTCAAGTTGGCGAACGACTATACAGGTTCGAACAACGTCAACCTTCTCGAACCGTGTGGTCAATTTGGTACGAGACTTATGGGAGGTAAAGATGCATCTCAAACGAGGTATATCTTCACGAGACTGACCAGTGCAGCTCGAAAGATATTCGACCCTAAGGATGACCCCATACTTAATTATCTAGATGATGACGGTCGATCTATTGAACCAGAGTTTTACGTACCAGCATTGCCGATGGTTCTTGTGAATGGTACAGAAGGTATTGGCACGGGTTTCAGTTGTTATGTACCCCCGTTCAACCCCAAAGATATCTCAACGAATATACTCAACTTCATTAATGGAAAAGGAATTCAAAAAATGAAGCCATGGTTCAGGGGGTTTAAGGGTCGTGTATTCTACGAAAATGAAACGTGGGTCACAGAGGGTATCTGGAACATGATCGGTCAAACTATCAGGGTCACAGAACTTCCACCCGGGCGTTGGACACAGGATTATAAAGAACATCTCGATACACTCACTGAAAAGAAGACTATCAGCTCATATACCAATAATAGCACAACCGAAAATGTCGACTTTGTTATTCAGGGGTACACGGGTAAAGATCTTATCAAGGACCTGAAATTACAAAAAACAGTCAGAACTTCGAACATGCATCTGTTTCATCCGACTAAGGGAATTCACAAATATGAGAGTGCTGAAATGATCCTAATGGACTTTATCAAACTTCGAAATGAGTACTACAATAAACGCAAATCCCATGTGGTTAATGTTCTCAAGAAAAAGGTTGAGATGTATAATCACCGCGCAAAATTTGTTACCATGGTCATCAATGGAACGTTGGTAGTTTTCAGACGTAAGAAGAGAGATCTCGAAGAAGAGTTATCACACACGTTTCCGAAAGTTGATGGGAGTTATGACTATTTACTAAACACCAAGACAGTTGACTATACGGAAGAGCGAGTAGCTGCACTGCTTATGGAAGTCAAACATTCCAGGGACGAACTTAATTTGACAATGTCTACGTCACCTCTTCAAATGTGGGAAAATGATATTAAAAATATATAGACAATAGATAAGTATGGGATTACAGGGTCCGGATCAAGGTGCCGTATTATCCCTAAATGCCATAGGTCAACAGGATACATACCTATTGAACTCCGATCCTGAACAGTCCTTCTTTAATTATACAGCGAAGCAACATTCAAACTTTACAAAATATCATAAGAGTGTCACAATTTCTAAACCATCTTCGTCTTCTCCCACGTGGCCGTTCGGTGAAAGTGTTAAAGTTACACTAAACCCCCAGAATATGGGAGACTTGTTATCAAATATGTACATACATATGACATTTCCAGCCGTTGAATCAAACTCTAATATAGCCGATCAGATTGGTCGACACGTTATAGAGAGTATTTCTATGCGTGTAGATGAGACAGAGGTCGATAAATATCACGATGATTGGGGTGTCATTTACGATGAGATGTATCTGGATGCATCCGAAAAACGCACTAAGCGGTATATGATAAACAGAAATCAGGCAGACAACGTATCACACGCAAACGATAATTCGTTATCTAGGTATAAGTCGACATTGATGATTCCCATTCCATTCTTCTTTTCTCGCAAATATGAAGGTGATGAATACGGGTCGAATTCCCCTAACAGGCCATACTTTCCAACGTGCGCGATTCACAAACAGAAGATAGAATTTGAAATTAAGTTTAGACCAAAGACGTTTTTTACCAATTCTTCCTATGCATTGTCACTCGATACATTTGATATCATCACTGAAGAAATCACATTAAGTCCACAGGAACGGACATACTTGATGACAAATAAACAAATATTCGTCACTGACATAGTGAAGAAACACCCTACAGAGGAAACTGTCATAGGTAAAAATGCGGTGAAACTACAACTCGTCCCAGATATACCCGTCAAATCATTATTCTGGTTTCTACGAAAACAGGCATATGAAGATGAAAATACACATGGAAGTCCTGGTCGCCCCGACCCGAATATAAGAACTCGTCAAATGTCGAACAGGTTTAATTTTTCATCTGCAACATCCTACTCGATCGGCAACTCATTTTCGTCGGCAGTTTTAGACACTGCTAAACTCTATATAAATGGTCAAGACTTACCCAATATACCAGTCGCTGATCACAATTATTTCAAGTATATCGTCCCATACAACACAAGGCTATCTAGACCTAATAGGAATATTTACACGTATGCATTCTCGATGAATCCGATTAATGTGGAACCATCGGGAAGCTTGGACTTTAGTAAATTGAACTCAGATCGCACATTACTAGATGTGCAATTAAAACCTGGATTAACAGATGTCTATAACCTTCACCTGTATTATGTTGGGTATCAAACGTTTGAATTTAATAACGGGTTTATGTCACTTGCTTATTGAAAAGCCTATCGTGATGTACACGAATGTAATCGACAATCTTGTTTCTGATACACCACCTGATGAAGTTCAACTGTGCTACAGTCGTATGTATTTCATCAGTTGTACCCGGCACGTTGTACACGATCTTGTCTGCACGACAAAACGGGTCGAATAATTTTTTGCTGTACCCGTCTAAACTTGATTTATAAGCGCAGTGTACACTAAAAATCCGACCGTCATTTGTTTCGTATGATAGGTTATGCTTCTTAGAGTAATTGGTAATAAACCATTCTAGATTTCGTAGAGAAATACCTCCACTCTTGTTCAAAAGTTCGATTAGCGTAGCTCTATTTTCTGGTACAGTGTAAAAATTATTTATAGATGATAATAGAATAGTTGATTTATCCATATTAAAATATAGAAGGCAAATCTCTAAATTCATTTGCAACATCTCTTTTTTCACATGCCGGACATCCCTGAACAAATCCAGATGGAAACGGATGTGTATGTCTTAGTGGACCTCTTGGCATAAGTATAGGAGTAGATGGTCGCGGATCATCTACATGGAGACAACAGTAACCATCACGAATTGCCTTATTCGTACACAACTTACCATTTTTACGTATACCTAGACAACGCTTATCATTTTCAGGTGCAAGGTCGCGTCGAACGCTTTTAATCGGGATTGAGTACAACGATGACACCCTTTCTACAACTTTACAAACGTAGTCATGTTTCTCTTGTTCCAGTTTCGCGACGATAGATTTATGTTCACTTTTTAACATATTCATCTGTTCTTTGTACTTGTCAACGGTTTCTCGAATCGTACGGATATGCTGTTCTTTGTGATCATGTACAGCTTCTTTTAGTCGCTCAGAAAACTGTTCCTTTTGCTCACGTGACTGTTCTTTCGTCTGTTCACGAATTTCCTTCTCACGTTCATTGATCTGACGCCGGGCTTCTTTCTGTATCAGACTTTCAATCTGCTCAGTAATACTGCCTACCATGTATTATCATGGTGTCTTTTTTTTAAATATATCACTCAGTAGTAATTGTTCATTACCAGGCTTTGTCACGACCTTTCCCTTTTTCTTTGGTGGTTTAGCCCTCAGAAGCAATTCTCCGAAGATGTCATCCTTTACGTTTTCGAATAGCGGTTCGAGTAAGTCGCATACTGGGTTAAGGAATTTGTTAAGAAAATAGTAAGGATAATCGATCGGTAAATTATGTTCCCGTGCATATATAGGATCTTCGGATTTCTCAAACGCGCGCGCCTTGGGGTCATCCGTCTTGATTAGTATATATGGTACCCTGTCACCGGACTGAGGTTCGGAACCAGGTTGCCTTTCGCGCATTTTTCTCACAACCTGAACATGTGCTTGATTAATATTTCCAATCTCTTCACTTAACACGGAAACACTTTCACCTTTCACTTTGTAGGTGTCTGACAACCCCTGACTTAAAATCAACTTATCATTTGGTACGTCACCTTCAAGTAATTCAAGTGCCCGTTTCCGGGCAAGTGCTTGTGGAGCTGTAGTATCACTACTATCTAGAACGACATCTAGAAGTTCCTTACAAACCTCTCTGAGATGAGGTGTGTTATCACGTCTCACGAGTTGCAAACCCTTAACATCAATATAATCCATGTTCATCTCACCATTCTTCCCCTTCGTCCACAGTTTAGCAGCGTACCGCTTCTTCGAATATAGGAAATAAGGACAGTATACCTTTTCAAGCTCTAGATTGTTAGGAGCTTTGAATAATTTCGTACATTCTTCCGCAGCCTTTTCACCCAATTCCCAGCTGTATTCAATGGCATCCTTACCGGTACGGTTTCCTACATCAAATTCAATCATAACACTGTCAGTGTCACCATATCTCACTTTGGATCCGGGATAATGCGTTTCAACGTATTTCTTTGTATCGTCAATCATGTTGCGACCTTTCATCGTCGTAGTAGACGCAATAGCTACACATGGAAGAATACCCTTAGAGGCACCTGTAAATCCGTACACGGAATTCATAGAAATTTTATACGCGAGCTGTTTACCGTTATACATCTGCTTCGTAGCACCCGTTGAATTCGCCATATCCTTTTTAGCCTGCTTTCTGAACAGTTTCAACTCAGAGAGAATGCTCGGTAAAATACTTGGTACATTCTGTGCGAATGTATGTTCACCGAAACGTTCATATTCCACACCGGGTAAATTGTCGTATTTCTTGTCACGAACCAGCGTCGAATAACATAAATTGTGTGCCATCATAATAGATGGATACAGACCCTCGAAATCTAGGGCCGTGATTGGTGTGTAATATGCACCTGACTGTGCCTCTAGTACAGTAGCTCCAATATAACCAGTATTATCGACATGTCCATATTCATATGCGGGAACTTTGAACCCCATTTCACGTGCCTTTTTTGTTAACTGACTGAACACCTTGATCTGCTGACCTCTCTCAACCAGATAACTCAATGGAACCCACGTAGCCTTAGCCATTTCCAGTAAATTCATCAGGGTTGAAAGTTTGGCGATCAGCCTATGAGGCAGTAGTGTATCTTTGATACAATACTCTGCAACTTCACGTAATTCCACTGGATCTTCTCGAATAAATCGTGCGAACATTTCCTTTGGAGCCATATCTATTTTCTGATCCCCCAAATAAATCTGTGAAACGTTGTTAAGTTTATATGAGTCTAACTTATACTCTCGCTTAACTTCGTGGAACAAATCAAAAATAAATCGCCCGGGCATGGGTACGAGTTTCAGTTCGTTATCTCCAAGTGCACTTGATGACAATTTTTTACGACTGAGTGTGCATGTATAATCCCTGAGTTTACTCATTCGATAAAACGCGAGAGGGCAGTTATTTACCATGCCACGTTCCATAATGTATTCTAAATCAAATCCAAAGATGTTCCAACCCGTTATGATATCTATATCATGTTCATTGATATACTCACTAAACCCCATCAGGAGATCACGCTCAGACTTATAACTTACGATAGAACATCCATCGATATTCTTGTCAGTCTCCTTGTAGCATAAGCACGTCTTCTCATACGGTTCGTCTTCGCCGAACCGTAAAAGTGAAATAGCGATCTGAAAGCAGGCATCACCAGGTACAGAGGGACTTGGGAACTTACCGGTAGAACTATAACACTCGATATCAACGGATGCGATTACGAATGGTGCAATATCAGTCGTATCATGTGGTTTTAGTTGTCTCCAATCATTGCATTGTAAGTCGATCTGCACCTTTGTATGGTATGCGCGTTCGCATACATCGGTCGTATCAATCCATCCAGTCGATTGAATACCAGTACGATGCATGAGACGTAGTACAGGGTCGACATTAGCCTCGAAAATTTTTAGTTTATTAGACAGTCCGGTTATATTTTTACGCAAACGATTACTGATATTACGCCTTGATACAAGATTTTGACAATGAATTTGCAGGAAAAAACTCTTCGCTCCATTCTGAAACCCTTCCATGTCTTTAGCTTCGACAACATCCATGTTAACAATGTCCGGACATGTCCGTTTAACATATTGGATCACCGAATTTGGTGTCATAGTTCCCGGCACTTTGACAAAAAAATAAGGTACAAACTTTGTCGTGACACAGACGGATTCACCCTTGTTCGTCTTGCCAAAAATTCGTATAATATGATCATCATCTTCGTCACGAGCATCCCAGGTGAGAACTTGAAATTGTACCATATGCTTAGTAAGTTATAGAGCTAAAATTTTAATATCGTTTATTAATAAATGTCTGCTGCGTTGATCGATCTCGTATCGAAGGGTGCTCAGGATGTATACATCACCGGAGAACCCCAGGTTTCTTTTTTCCATCAGAACTATAAACGTCACACCAACTTTTCTATCAAGCCCGAACGCCTCGATTACGTAGGTACATTTGGTGGGGGTAATGAAGTTGTTGTCCCTCTACGCACGAAGGGTGACTTACTCAGTTACATCTGGATAGAGGCAGTCGATATCGGAGCTACCGATGACAGCCCTACAGGTTTCTTTAGTACGAACGACCCTACTACGACCGAATTTTCCTTATGGATCGGTGGTCAGGAAGTCACCAAGCTTGACTCTCTTTTCATCCAGGGTGTACATAACGTACTGTACAAACAGGATCAGGCTAAGGCTTCTTGTGCGGTGACACTTGACGAAGTTCCTGAAAATGCGGTAGGTGTTTCTCAATACGCCGATCATTACATGATCCCATTCTTCTTCAGCGAGGATTGGACAAAATCTCTCCCACTTACCGCTCTCCAATTCCATCAGGTGGAGTTACGCATTAAATGTCGCGCTGGACAGACTGTTCCGTTTACACCCGGTAGCACACCCAAGGTATACGGTACGTATGTGTACCTGGATACAGAAGAGAGGGAAATGGTCGTAAACCATGAACATGAACTTCTCATCACACAGACCCAGTATCAACCCATGTCCGCATCCGATGTTGACGTGGATCTTACGTATTTCAACCACCCTGTGAAGGCCCTGCACGTTGTTTCGTCTATAGCTGACGGTACCACGTGGTCTACAAACTGGTCGTTTGACGACTCGACACTGTATATCAACGGCACACCACTTTTCGAAAACACAAGCGCGACGTACCACCATAACGTCGTTCCCGAAATGCACTGCTCGGTACTCGCCCCTGACGTGTTGAACACTACGTCCACGTTTACATGGCCATTCTGTCTGACGATGAACAAGTCGCAACCTACAGGTTCGCTCAACTTCTCGCGCATTGATAATGCTAAGTTAGTTCTCAATGGAACCACGAACAGGCTCGGTGCGATTGTTCGAACATACGCTGTCAACTATAACATCCTGAGAATTAAGGATGGTATGGGCGGTGTAGCGTTTGCGAATTAAATTTATCCAGAAGATCCAAATCCGCGTGTACCGCGTTCAGTATCTTCAATAGTTGCAACCTCCTCAATGGGGGGTGTCTCACATTTTTCCAAAATAAGTTGGGCGATACGATCCCCTTGTTTAATCTCGAAACGTTCTCCTCCCTGATTAAACAAAATCACCTTCAACTCACCTGTATAATCAGGGTCAATGACACCAGCCCCGGTCTGAATTCCATGCTTTACAGCAAGTCCAGAACGAGGTGCGATGCGTCCATAAACACCAATCGGGATAGTAGCAGCGATGCCAGTATTCACGATACCACGTTCCATTGGCGGGATATACATATCGATAGTACTATACAAATCATAACCGACGGACCCAGGGGAAGCCCGCGTAGGAATGATAGCATTATTAGAAAGTCGCTTGATGAGAAGCTTCATATACATTTGATAAGGTGAAACTCTTTATATCATTTACAAAAGACGTGGAGTGATGGTTGTGGGTTCGTCTGATACAAATGTGTGTTTTACATGGTATGCGATGAATAGTCCGTTGAGAAAGAATGAAAGCATCATCAAGATTTTAAAACCGAACTGTTGTCGTAAGTCTGAACGACACATTTCCAATTCAAGATCGTAATCCTGTTTCACTTCCCTGACATCTTCACGGAGGTTACGCAAGTCCGAAATCACTTTGTCAAAATCAGTATCCATTTATAAGTGTACACGGGAAACACTTAAGTATGTGAACAACTATCTAAATACTATGATCTGGTATTATTGTCGATCGTGTAAAATTACATATGACGGGTTTGCGCAATGCTGTCCCGATCTTGATCACGTGCAACTTGAAATTACAAGCGATGAAGAATTTTCCGATTCGGAGTTATAAAGTGGTATATCCTTCTAATGCATCGTCTGTGGGTGGTGGCGCTTCTTCCTGAACATCTTCATCGCCATCTTCTTCACTGGGTGGTACACCCAATGCATCCCACGTCTCCTTGGCCATGGCGGGGAATTTATAACTCTTCTCTTCTCTGGACTTAGAAATCTTTGCAATTATAAAAGCTACACAGATAGACACGATCGTGGAAATAAATATGATACGAATAATCGTCGGCTTGCGGAGATCCATATCTATAGTAGAAACATAGAATTAAATATTCGGTATTTATATATGAAAGTTATTCTCAAGAAAAGCCCCAATCCTAAAAAAAAGTACAGGGTCACTTTCGAAGACGGTTCACGTGTCGACTTCGGAGGTAAGGGGTATTCGGATTATACGATTCACGGAGACCCGGCGCGTATGAAAAGATATCTGGCACGCCACGGACGTATGGGTGAAACCTGGACTAAAAGTGGAATTAAGACGGCTGGATTTTGGTCTAGGTGGCTTTTGTGGAGTAAACCTTCGATGCCGGGAGCTAAAAAACTCATGACAACACGGTATGGTATCACATTTCTCTAAAAGAAATGATCTGTTCTATAAAGTTTGGCTTCATAAGAAGCAGCTTTACCGAGTACATTAACATTCTCATTACCGTATAACTCCCTACACCCTAAATCATCCATACAGTCACGACCATCATGTGTTATAGGTATCGAATAGATCTGCTGTCCGGGTGTAGACGTATAGTAATGATACTGGTCACGTCGCCCACGTACTTCCTTTCCGTATAATGGGAGTGTCTCGTCATTCTCGCCTAACAGTACACCCATCTGCTGAACGTGCCCCGGTTTATAGTCCTTTATAGGTGGGTCTCTAAATTCGGGTTGGCGTCTGCGGACTGGCTCTCTCTGACGCATTGGTGGACGCATTGGTACTTGAACAGGTACCCGAACAACTTCATGGGGTCGTGTTACGAGATATGCAATCACACCCACGAGAGCGATAATAATAATCAATCCCGTCGCGTTCGCGTTCTTACGTTTCATTTATATAGATGTATATTTTTTTCTATATGAGCGAAAATCCGAGAAACGCAGTTCCCGCACCCCTTGCTGATCTTGTGAATAACCATATAATACCATATATACCGGGTATGAGAATGGACACTATTAATAAAAATAAACCCGCCCAAAAAGTCCCGACAACGTTAATATCATGTTTACCAGGGTCTTGTGGATTGTATGAAACTGGTATATGTTCACCAATGCGATACTTTTCATTCGTATTTACATTCTTATTACCATTAAATGATTTTCCGTCGACCGTGTACGTATACACTAAATCGCACATCCATTTATCATCCTCATCTTTAGAACACGTTGCATTAAGTATCTTACCCTTAGTGTCTTTAGAAAACTCCTTTGGTCTGAATATAAAATACATACTCAAAAGGAAAAGAATCGTCGCAACAATCATGGCGATCGAAAAATTAAAAAATGCCAGCCACCGCCCCGCAACGTTAGCCGCAGATATCAACTTATCACCGGTTTTACGCTTCATTTATATATTCTAGGAAAATATTTTGGGACGTGGTATAATTCCAAGTTTGAATTGTACCATAAACCAAAGGGAGAATAATATAGATTTTACTACCTGATCAGATGTTTCATTATCAATGTTATATATAGGTCTCATCAATCTCCCGAAGAATGTGTCTTTCTGCTCCTTACCAGTTACCTGAGATTCTAAAATTGTGAGAGCACATGTATCATCATTGATTGCCCAATGAAAGAAAATGAATGGTATTATCACCGAGTACATCTTCAGCCATTTGACATTTCTCGTAAACGGAACTACGAGTGAAGTGACAAAGATTAACGTATGAACAATAAAAATAATATTCATATCTTAATATGGACAAAGAAAAGAAAGTGCGTTCAAAAAATAAATTTGCGTGGTCTCCCCAGCAAGAGCAAATATTGAAAACGTGGGGTGAAGCTTCCGCGTGTTACAGGTACATGCATAACCACGCCTTCTTAATCTATAAGAAACAGAACATGCAGTTTTCACTTCCTGTAATTGTTTTGTCTACGATCACCGGTACTGCAAATTTTGCACAGAGTTCACTACCTGCGAGTATAAGAGGTGCAGCGCCTGCGATGATTGGTGGATTGAATTTGATCGCAGGTATAATCGCGACTATTATGCAGTTTCTTAAAATAAGTGAAATGATGGAAGGAAATCGCGTCGCTTCGCTTCAATATGGTAAACTATCGCGAACGATTCGTTTAGAATTAACACTCCCGATAGAAGAACGATCGTGTGATGGATCCACTATGATAGATACATGTCGTGCTGAATATGACAAACTCATCGAACAGTCCCCACCAATACCATATTTCGTCATTCAGGCATTCGAAAAGCAATTCCCGGATGATAACGGAATTTTCAAACCAGAAATAATGCACATTCAACCGATAGACATGTTCATAAGTGAAGACGAAATGACCAATGAATTAAAGAAGGACTTGACTGCCATCCGCGGTGGAAGTGACGGTTCCGATTTAGAAGATGTCGTTATAAAATCTTAGAAAGACGACGTGTGAGATATGCAACCATCATGAATAACATTACATTAAAGATACCAATGCAAATCAAATAAGGAAGAACCCTCTTTTTCACAGGTTCGAGTATCCTTGTCTGAATTGTATCACTCTCTAAAAAAATATCTAAAGCTTGATCAGTAAGTTCATCGGTCATGGACTCCTTCATTAAAATTATACCACAAAAAAAACCACGTCCACCAACGCTCCACCAAAATGAAATTAACTTACTTGAAAAATATATCAAGGAGGGTCACAACGTTTTCATATGTGGTCAAATTGGCTGTGGTAAAACTTTCATCGCGGAAACGGTTCTAGATTCATCTAACACAATCGAATTACACTCTGAGCTTTTTCAGAAAAAAAGTTCATTCATGGATTTAATCGGTCGTACATCTTCTCATATTTTTATAGATGGATATGATGCATCTATTCACGGACATAAGCAGATTATAGACCGCGTTTCCGAAAATAAAATAAAAGTGACAAATGGATCCGTCGTGGTTACATCTACATCGATACATATGATACCCAATTTCAAACTGATAATCGTGCCTAGAAGAACACCTGACGCGATATGTTCTCTCGCATGTGATAATCCAAATGCCAGTTACGCTGCATCTGAATGCAACGGGAACATACGAAACTTTTTCGACTATCTAAATTTTTCCCATGTAAAGGATATTTTCAAAACGTCAAAGGATATCGTGATTGATATACTGTGTCACAAGGGTGGGTTCGATACATCTCAAACGATACACGAACATGGTCATGTATGCGATGTCATACACGGGAATTATCTACTTTCAAAAAATGCTAACGTGTGTACTATAATTGATTCTTTATCGGAATCAGATATATACGATACACAGATGTACAAAGGTGATTGGAATTGTATGCCGTTTTATATCGCCTCAGGAATGGCGGTTCCGAAACTAAATATGGGTGAACCAATCGATCCAACTAAAATACAACCAGGAAGTTTATGGACCAAATATGGTAATTTTAAAATGCGGCAAAATAAACTTCGCGCCATTCAATCGAGACAACCTACTAAATTGGGACACGACGAACTGAGTTTAATTAGACGATATGCGATTGCAGGGGATCTAAACCCTTTAATAGAATATAAACTCGAACCACTCGATTTTGATGTGATGAATCATCTCGCAGTTGGTAACAAATTAAAACCGACCGATGTTACAAAAGTTAAAAAGAAACTTCGTAGTTTGTTAAATGAGTAGTGTCGATACCGATTCCGATACCGAGGATCACGAAGTTGTACGCGTCAATGGATGTGACATATACTATTATGGTGAAGTCGATAGAGAGAATGCACTCGACTTCCTAGACGAGTTTAAGAAGCTCGAAGTAAACTTGTTG